GAGGTAAGCCGCATGAACATCAGCCAGCGGGTGTCCTCGCGCCAAGTGTTGGCTTGCTTGCAGCACCCTTCGATCAATCGAAGCTGTCTGCGGAGCGCGTCGTAATTCAAGCCTTTGAGGGGAAGCCTTGCGAGCTTGTCCGACAGTTCAATCGCCAGCCGAAAGCTGGTATTCATCTGATCGAAGATTTCTGATTCGGTAAGTGCTCCCATGCGTCATGGTTGCGGCATGTTTTCGACGCAAACAAGTGAGGGAGGGAATACTAGGGTATGCTAGGGTAATAGAAGGGACCTAGGGTATTCATTGGTATGGGGAGAACTATTCGGGTCACGATGGGCCGGTGCTAGATGCAGCCCCGGAATCAGTCACCCTGCCGCTTCACTCGACGCGGATAATCTCTCGCGCCGCCCAAAGATCGAGATCGCGGCGCAGATATTTGACGCACTTCCACGAGAATCGCGTGAATGATGGACCTTTGCCGGCGTTGTTGTTTGAGGCGCGTTTCGCCAGCGCCTTCGCGGAGATCGGACAGCCAAGCGTCGCGAGATAGTTGGCGGCTTCCTTACGTGATAGCCAGTCGTCCCCGGATTTTATCTGTTGGGCGCGCGGGCTTTGGCTGGCGATTGCGATGGTCATGGCAGCAAAACCTCGTGGGCTTTGTCTGGGCGTAACTGTGCCACCGCTTCCTGCATTGCCTTTTCGACCGCATAGCGTAGATCACTGAGTTCATTGTGGTGGAAGGATGCAATCTCCTTGCCGTCAACGTTGAGTCGGCACCACACGGGGTAACCACCCTTCCAAACCTCGATTTTGACTCTCCCTGCGGTACTCATGGTGCTGCCGTCGCTCCGCCACCGCCTTGACTACCCAACATCGCGCCGAGCGCGCTATTGCCGCCGGGGAGTTGCGTATCGCTCAATGTCTTGGCCGCATCCACGGCCGCCATCGCCTGTCCCGGTGCCTGCGCTTGCTGCATGGCCTTCTGGCGAATTTGATCGTGCTGTTTCACCTGATCGTCAGTAAACAGCGCCTGCATCGGGAAGCCGTTGGCTTCGAGATATTCGCGATAGGCTTTATCGAGATTGATGATGCGCAGCGGATCGGGAAGGCCGGCGGCCTTGGCGGCGCTTGAGAGTTCACCGCCGGTCTGGAAGCCGTCCTTCATCGCGATTGATTCGGCGGCGAGTTGGGCGAGACGCAGGATGGACGTGTATTTGATCTTGAGCGGCACGTTCATCAGCGATTGCGGTTTTTTGCCGAGCATCCCGCGCCGCATGAGAATTTCCATGATGCGCGTGATGATGATGTCGAGTTCTTTCTCGGCGAGGTTGATGACAGGGCCGAGTTCCTGCAATCGTTCCAGATCACGCTTTGTCAGTTCAAGCTCATTGCGCGGCTGCACGCCTTCCATGCGCGAGATTGCCATAAACAGATCAACGAACAGGCACTTTTCAAGGCGCGCGTTGACAGAGGCGATGTCTGCTGTGATTGCGGTGAGCCACGCCGGATCGACCTTGAACAGCGGGAAGAATCCCTTCTTGCCGCCATCGGTCGAAAAGTAGGTAATCATCGCCGGCATGACCGACGCCGGCTCGTTCTTGAGCGACGGATCGGCACCCATCGGCGGGCGCACGCCTTTCTCAAGGAATTCACCTTTGCGCAAGGTTTCGGTCTGCGTCTGTTTGTTGTCGCCGAGGCCGTCCATGCACGGCCCGCGACCGTAGGCGTCGTTCTGCACGGTTGCCCAACGGAACGCCGCGAACGGCTGGCCGTGGAATCCTTTCTTGCTCAGGGGCCGCATCGTCTTGACGCCCTTGAGCCAATAGACCTCGCGCCAGGTAAAGCCTTCCGGCACGATGCGGGCGTCGCCCTTGACCCTGCCGCGTTTCTGCAACGGGAAATTCGGCTCGATCGAATGACACACGACGTACTCAGTATCGAGCGAAGCGCCATCGCCCGCCTGCCACAGCTTTTGCACTTGCTCAGGACACGAATCGAGCGTGAACATATCGACGATTTGCTGCACGCTCAGTGTGAACTCACGAAAGAACGTGTTGACCGCCATGCGTGCGCCGTTGGCGAGATAGTATTCGCCCGCGCACGGCAGATAGAACCGAACAACGTCCTCAAAATCCTCGTAGATGATGATCGGCGACGTTCCAAAGACAACCAGGTCCTCGAACAGTTGCGCCATACGATCATAGAAATTCGATTGCTCCAAAACCGTATAGATGCGTTTTTCGGTATCTTCGAGCCACGCTTGCGCCTCGGCATCGACCTGCACCCACGGCAACGCAATCGCCATCTTGAACCACGGCCTCGATGGTGATGTCAGGCCGGTCCACATGCCGGAGCGGCATGTTCTGACCGCAAGTTGGCCGGTCGAATCAATGATCGCATCGTTGAGCGGAGACCCGCGCCACATACGGTTCGCGACAACCAACCAAATATATCTGCGTGGAATGAAGAATCGCGCCAGCACCGACCAGTAAGCCCACCATGAATAACGCCAGTTGCGCAGCGAGTTCATCCGTGATTCGAGATACGGAAAGAACGTGAGCCAAGTGTACGAGGATTGCTTAGGGTCTGGCTTACCCTGCGCTGGCTGCTTCGACAGCAGCGTCGGCGACATGAATTCGTAGGGCGCGGTGTTAGGTGCGAGCATCTGTGATGAATTTCGTTTCTATGGATGTACGCTGTTCGATCCGCAATCGGCCTTTGTTTTCCGGCACGTCTTTGCCTTCCAAGGTCACCAGAACACTTTTGGTCGCTTCATCCCAACTGGCTCCGACGATCGCCGCGTCCAATCCGCCCAAGTGATGAGCACGCAAATACTCGGCCGACAACCGCAGCACTCCACGCGCCATCAAACCACCACGATATATTCAGTGATGTCCGGCCGCGCTTCTGCATCGCCGAGCACGCACCACCGATTCTGCCACCACCGCACGGTCAGGAATGATTCGCCTTTGCCGGAGGGCGACTTTGCAACGCCGATGATTGGGCGGCCGTCCTTCGGTGCATCGTCGATTGGTACGCGGCGGATCATTTTCAGTGAACCGCCTTCGGTCTCACTCGGACAAGCCACGCCAAACGTGGACGACGCCACGATGGCAGATAGTCAAACACGCGATGATCTGTGCCCACGTCGGTAAGGCAGAGATATACCGGCAGTGTTGCAGTCGGAAAGAGATAAGCGCCCCATACTTCCATCAATGCCTCGCATCACTTCCAGGCGCCGCATCGTTCGGCATGATCGTGCAATAACCCTCCCGCATGTAGTCGATCAGTCGCGCGGTCTCGCACGCTCGCGTCCAGCGCGCCGTAAGCCGATCCACAAACAGACTTAACGGCGTCACCGTGCCGTCAGCATTCGGTATGTAATCGACATTGTCTACCACGCACTGCGCCTTACCTGCGGCAATCTCCTGCGGATGCAATACTTCCGCCTTGTCGCGCACATCGTAAAGCCCGGTCGGCATTTACTGCGTGCCTCCGAGCAAAGACTTCTTCGCGGCCGACGGCGCGGCCGGGCCTTCTGACCCACCTGAGTTCTTGATCGTCGAATCGAATCCCCCGCCTACTGCGGCTGCCGCTGCGGTCTGAGCCTGGTTGCCTGACAGCGCCGTGCTGGCGAGCACTGGCGGATTCGGTGGCGGCGGGGGAAGCGGCGGTGGTGCGCCGATGTTCGGGGCGAGAAAGCTCATATGGAACCTTTCGACTTAGGCGCGGGTTATCGTGACCGATTGGAGAACTGTCATGACGCTCGGATTAGCCTTTTGGGTTTTGATGTTGATCTGGTTTGTGTTCGGCCTTGTGGTCTGGTCCGGTAACGCCGGACCGTATGGTACTTTGGGCAATACGCTGTTGCTTTTCTGCCTGTTTCTGTTGCTCGGATGGCACGCATTTGGGCCACCGCTGCATGGCTAGTTAATCCCCCCGGAACGGATCATAACTGCCCGACGCAGCGTTCGACCGTTCGATGATTCTGTCAAGGTCCCGGAACGGCTGATAAACAGGTTCTTCGCGGGTCACACGGCGATTGTTCTGCCGTGGACTGACTGGCTCCGCGAACGTAAGTACGAACGCGTCGGCCTCGTCCGGCGAATAGCCTATCTTGATCTTCACCTGGTCCTTGTCCTCAAGCAAAAACCGATCACCCTTGAAGGTGTAGGTCGTCTGCGTCAGCGCCGCAAGAAGCTCCGGGCTTTCCGGTAGCGCTCCGCCGCGCTTGATCCACTCGACCGCGTCGAAGTACATTTCCGCGCGCTTGTTGTAGTAGCGCTGCGAGTTGTGCGCCTGATTGGCAAATCCTACTCCGACCGGTGCTTTGCCGAGGTGAGCAAGCTGATCGATCCAGCCCGAACCGAAGCCGCCAGTATTATCAATAAAGCCCGCGTCCGCTTCCCATTCGTCCCACGTCCGCGCGAATAAGCCGGCACCTTGCGTCGAGTCGACGTTGCGCTTTTTGATGAATGGAAAAAGCTGAATGCCTTGACGTTTCGCGAGCACCGAACTGTCGTCGCCGAATCGCGCCACGTCGGCCGCCAGTATCCGCGGCGCGGCGCCGATCTCATGCTCGCGGTAGAACCGCTTCATGGCAGCGCGCACTTCATCGGGACCGATCAGCGCATTGAGTGACGACGGCGGAAACCGCCCAAAAATATTGACAATGACCCATGGATTGTCGCGACCGTATTGCTCGATCTGATCGCGCGCATACTCAACCGGAATTCTTGGCGAACGCTTTGGATCGTCGGGATCGCCCGTAATTTCAACCATAAACCACAAGCGCCGCGCGGCCGTAGCGGCGTGATGCAGCGCACCTTCGAGGCTAGTCGGATTGCCCGCTTGGACGACGTGCGCCTCAATGCAGCCGGCCAGCGCCGCTTCCGCAGTGACCATCACAGCGCGCGGCATTGAACCGGATTCGTCAATCAGGAATAGAACATAATCGGCGTGGAATCCGGCCCGT